AGCGATGGGCAGAAAGCAAACTAAAAGAGTTAGACTTAATAGACCTTAAAGCGCCTTGTACTGCTGGTTATGAGCAGTATGGAATGAAAACAAAAAACGGAAAATTAGTTCCTAACTGCATACCGATAAAATAATATAAATGAAAAACAAATCAAAGGAATTTATAACACCAAGTAAGATAAGTCCAAAGAGTAGTAAAAAGGGATGCTTATGTAAAGACAACACTTATAAGACTAAATGTTGCGACGGAAGTTTAAGGGCGCAAGGGATAGGAAATATTTGAAAATGCAAAATTAATTTTTAACCATTATATATTAATATGAACACAAATGATATGATTAGTAAAATCAAGGAAGTTGTTGGCTTTTCTGAAGAAGTTAAGTTAGAACAACAAGCATTAGAAAACGGAACTGTTATCGAAGCAGATTCTTTTGAAGCTGGAAGCGAAGTATTTATTGTTACTGAAGACGAAAAGGTAGCATTACCTATCGGAGAGTATGAGCTTGAAGATGGCAGAATGTTAGTAGTAGCAGAAGAAGGTCTTATAGCTGAAATGAAAGAAGCTGGAGAAGAAGAAGAAGTTGAAGAAGAAGTTGAAGAAGAAGTTGAAGAAGTAGAAGCTGAAGAAGAAGAAATGGCTTACGCTACTAAACAAGAACTTCAAGAGGTAAAAGATATGATTGAAGAAATCAAAGCAATGCTTGAGCCTAAAGAGGAAATGAGTTCTGATGACTTAGGAAACCTTTTAACTGAGGAATTATCTAAGCACGAACTTAACGAAGTACCACAAGAGGTACAAGAGGAATTAAATGAGCCAAGTGCTGAGCCTATTATGGCTAATCCAGAAGCTGACTCAACAAACAAACCAAGTTTTAAGTTTGCACAAAACCGCAAGCCTTCAACTTTTGACAGAGTATTAAACAAAATAATTAACAACTAAAATTAAATTAAATGGCTAATCCAACGATTACAAACTCTAGCTATGCTGGAGAATTTGCTGGCAAGTACTTAGGTGCTGCCCTATTATCCGCTTCAACTTTAGATGCTGGAGCAGTAACTATTTTACCAAACATCAAGTATAAGGCTGCTATGAAAGTAGGAACTTTCTCAAACCTAGTACGTTCTGCTGATTGTGACTTTGATGCTACAACATCAGGACTTACTTTGACTGAAAAAGTACTAACACCAGCTGAACTACAAGTTAACTTACAAATCTGTAAGAAAGAGCTTCACGCTGACTGGGAAGCTGCTCAAATGGGCTTTAGTGCTTTTGACGAACTACCTCCATTATTCTCTGACTATGTAATTTCAAGAGTAGCAGCAGAGGTTGCTAACGCTACTGAAACTTCAATCTGGAGCGGTGCTACTGGAGAAGGTTCTTTCAATGGATTCTCAGCTCTATTAGCTGCTGATGCAACTGTTGTAGATGTAGCTGCTGTAGGTGGTGGTGTAAATGCAGCAAACGTAATAGCTCAATTAGGTGCTATCGTAGACGCTGCTAGTGCTTCTGTATTAGGGAAAGAAGATTTAACTCTTTACATCTCTAACAATATTGCAAGAGCTTACATTCGCTCTTTAGGAGGATTCGGATCTGCTGGATTAGGCGGTAATGGTGTAGACTCTAAAGGAACTACTTGGTACAACGGAGGTCAATTGACTTTTGAAGGAATAAATATCTTTGTAGCACAAGGACTAGGAGACAACAAAGCTGTATTAGCTCAGAAGTCTAACTTATTCTTTGGAACTGGTCTATTAGATGACAGAAACGAAGTAAGAGTAATTGATATGGCTGAAACTGATGGTTCTCAAAATGTACGCATCGTTATGCGTTATACTGCTGGAGTACAAACAGGAATCGGAAGCGATATCGTTTACTATTCTTAATTACTAACTAACTGATATTAAGGGGTGGGCAAAAACTGCCTACCCTTTTTTATTTAAAATCAAAAATATATGGCTTGTGCAATAACAAAAGGTAGAGGGGTTGGATGTAAGACCGCTTTTGCTGGAATTAAAAATATTTACATCTTAGACTTTAATGCTACTGTAGCTGCTTTATCAAACAGTAGTGGAACTGTAACACTACCAAGTAGTGGGGCAGAATTCTTTAAGTTTGAAGTAAAAGGAGGACAAACATCACTTGAGACAACTGTGGTTTCGAGTAGAGAAAATGGGACTACATACTATGAAAGTACATTAAATGCTACTTTTCAAGTGTTAGATGTAGCAACTCAAGAGGAGATAAAGCTTCTAAATAGAGGTCGTGCGCAGTATGTAGCAGAACTTTATCCTAATGGAGCTGGAGTAATTAAGTATTTACTAATAGGTAAAACTAACGGAGCTGAAATCACAGGAGGTACGATTGTATCTGGCGCAGCTGCTGGAGATTTACAAGGATTTACAATAACAGCAGTAGCTATGGAGGTTGATCCGCCATTCTTCTGTACTGTTCCTGATGTAAGTTCAAGTACTTCTATTGTTCCAGCTTAGTAATTTATTTATACTTAAAATTAGCCTTTCCATTTGGGAGGGCTTTTTTTATTTATATACAATACAAAATTTTTTCTTTTTGTTTATATATTAATATGAAGTTAATAGGAACAAACGGAGACAAGTCATTTAAGATAATACCAAGACAGTTTATTAATGGTGCAATTACTGTAAAACTTACAAGTGAAAGCACAGGAGCATTAATAACTAAAACACCTACAGCATCAACAGATGGGAATTACATGACTTTTACTGTAGATTTTGGCACTTTAACAGAAGCTGACTTTTATACACTTGAAATAAAAAACGGAACTGTTGTCATATACAAAGACAGAGTCTTTTGCACAGACCAAACAGTTAACCAAGTAAACAACGATTACTATTCTGTAAATGATGGTGAATACACCACAGAGAATAGTTTTGATAACGATTATATAATAATATGAACGATTTAAGAATTGTAAATTTAAGTAGCTATACAAGCCCAGAGATAGTAGAGAAGTCTAATAAGCAATGGGTGGCTTATGGTAGTGATAATAATTTCTTTGGGCATCTGATATCTAATTATGAAAATAGTCCAACTAACAACGCTATTATAAACGCTATTAGCCAACAAATATACGGACTTGGCTTAGATGCTTCTGATTCAAACAGAAGACCAGAGCAATACGCTAAAATGATTACAATGTTTCACAAGGATTGTGTACAAAAGCTTTGTTTTGATTTAAAGCTGATGGGGCAATGTGCTATGCAAGTGATTTACTCAAAAGACAGAAAGACTATCGCACAAGTTGAGCATATACCAGTAGAAAACTTAAGAGCTGAGAAGTGTAACGAAAAAGGTAAGATAGAGGGCTATTACTATTCAGATGATTGGTCAAAGGTAAAGCAAAGAACTGAGCTTAAAAGAATACCAGCTTTTGGATGTAGTAAAGAAAATATAGAGATTATATACGTTAAGCCTTATAGAGCTGGTTACAAGTATTACTCAAGCCCAGACTATACAGGTTGTTTACAATGGTGTGAGATAGAAAGCGAAGTGTCAAACTTTCACTTAAACAACGTTCAAGGAAGTTTTAGCCCTAACACCCTTATACAATTTAACAACGGAACACCAAACGCTGAAGAAAGACAAGACTTAGAAAACAGAATAGCTCAGAAGTTCACAGGAACTGGAGGTAATAAGTTTATACTTGCTTTTAACGATAATCAAGATGCAGCAGCGACAGTAGAGACATTACCAATTAGTGATGCTCACAATACTTATGAATATGTAAGTTCACAAGCTACTGAGAAGATTATGGTAGGTCATAGGGTTGTTTCTCCGATGCTTTATGGTATTAAAGATGCTACAGGGTTAGGAAACAATGCAGAGGAGCTTAAAACAGCTTCTATACTGATGCAAAACTTAGTCATAGCACCATTTCAGCACCTTTTAATAGATGCTTTTGATTCTATACTAGCTTTTAACCAAATATCCCTTAAACTATACTTTAAAACACTACAGCCTCTACAATTTATAGATTTAGAGAATGTAGAAGATGAAGAAACGAAAGAGGAAGAAACTGGGGTTAAATTAAGCGAAGAACTTAAGGAAATAGATGGGATGCCAGCCTTTAAAACTAGAGAGGAAGCAGAGGCTAAAGCCTCAGAGCAAGGTTGTGAAGGTATGCACGAATACATAGAAGACGGAAAGACTTGGTATATGCCTTGTAAATCACATAGTAAAGCCACATTATCTGACGACGAAACTAGCGAAGTTTTAGGCTCTTTAGCAGAGTCAGGTGTTGTAATGTCTGATGACTATGTTTATGTAGATGAGATTGATGCTGATGACAATTTAAGTAATGAAGATTGGGCTGGATATTTAATTAAAGAGACTAAAAGCACATTATCAAAAGTAAAGGGTTTGCTAGGTTTAAAAGATGAAATTACTTCTAAGAAAAAAGGCAGTTCTTCTAGTTATTTAGATTCAAAAAATGGACTTTATAAAGTTCGTTACACTTATGCGGTAGGCTCAAGAAAGCCTAGTAAGACACAAAGACCTTTTTGTAGAAATATGATGAATATGGCTAAAGCTGGCATTGTATGGACGATTGAAGATATTGACAGAGCATCACGCGAGGGGGTTAATAGAGAGTTTGGGCATAATGGTCAACCTTTTTCGCTTTTCAAATTTAAGGGCGGAATATACTGCCGACATAAATTTAAAAAAGTGCTTTATCGATTAGAAAGCAATACAGAGCCTTCAGAGAATTTAGGAAACTATAAAAAGACTAGAACTATTCCAAAGAGTTATATAAAAAACCCAGTAGGATCAAAACAAGCTGGAATAGCGCCAGAAAATATGCCTAACAGAGGCGCATACCCAAACTAAATAAGACATGGCTACAGCATTATTTATATCAAGAACGGATTTAGTTAAGAACTCTATAATAGATGGGAATGTAGACACCGATAAGTTTATCCAATTTATTAAGGTTGCACAACAAATAGACATACAAAACCTTTTAGGCACAGACCTATACAATAAGATAGGTGCTGACATTGTTGCTGGCAATCTAAGTGGTAATTATTTAAAGCTAGTAAATGATTATGTACAACCAGCTTTGATATGGTTTGCTCAGATGAATTACATTCCTTTTGCAGCTTATCAAATAAAAAACGGAGGTGTATTTAAGCACACAAGCGAAACAGCTCAGAACGTAGATAAAAACGAAGTAGATTATTTAGTATCTAAGGCTAGAGAATACGCTAACTATTACTCTACTAGAATGGTAGATTATTTGTCTTACAACAATAACTTGTTTGCAGAGTATAGCTCAAATACTAACGAGGATATTAGTCCAGATACAAATTCTACAACTTTTAACGGATGGGTACTTTAATGAAATATAAGGTAAAAGAAATAAACGTTAAGCGTTTAAAGAGCTACATAAAGCTAAAAGAACAAGAAGAAAAAACTGATATAAAAAATAAATATGGCATACGGACAAATATATAATACAACTTGGTGGGGTGTCGCTTTAGATACTGCAAGAACAGCAGGAACTGAGCCAGACTTCTTTGGTAGTCAGATGAAACTGCTTACAAGCAATCAACCAGAACTTGTAACCAATGGCGATTTTGCTACGAATAGTAATTGGACTTTAGGAACAGGTGTTACAATATCAGGTGGTTCTGCAAACTTTAATGGCGCAGTAAATACTAATATAAGACAAGACATAGGGTTAATAACTGGCAAAACTTATAAAATAGTTTTTACTGTTTCTAATTATGTTTCTGGAAATATAGATTATAATGTTGGAGGTAATACAAGAAAAGGAGAAATTACAGCAAATGGGACTTATACAGATTCTGTTGTTTCAGATAGTGGAGCGCTTTTATTTTTTCAATCAGACCAATCTTTAGGATTTGTAGGTTCAATAGACAACGTATCAGTAAAAGAAGTAAGATTAGACTTAGAAGATATAGAAGCAAAAAAATGTTTAGCAGACTGGATTCACGTAACAGCATTACAAGACTTAAATAATTAAACAATGGCAAAACCAAAATTAGCATTAATACCAGCAGCAATAGGCACAAAGCTATATTCTGTATTACCGAGTAATGGTAGCGGAGACTTCACATTTACTCGAGGAAGCGCTGCTACACGCATAAACGCACAAGGACTGATTGAGTCAGTTGCAAACACTTCATCACGATTAAACTATCCTTTACTTGATGGTAAGGTAGTAGGATGTCCGCATAACCTTTTAGAGCCTCAGAGGACTAACGTAGTTCAGTATTCAGAGAATTTTTCTTCTGGTTGGGTTTTAGATGATGCCACCATAATAAGTAATAACGCTATATCTCCAGATGGTACTTTAAACGCTACTTTATTAAAAGGGAATACAAATTCATCAAGGCATAATTTAGTTATATCTGGACAAGCAAGTAGTACTGGTTCTTTTAGTGTTTTTGTAAAAGCAAAGGAATTAAAATATGTACAAATAGCATCTGCAAATACGGTACAACAATATGTAAATTTTGATTTAAGTAATGGTATTATTGGAACTGTTGGAAGTTCTTTTAGTAATGCTAAACTTGAAAATTATGGTAATGGATGGTATCGTTGCATTGTGGTTTCTGCTAATCAATTTAATGGATTTTATTTTAGTTTAGTAAGTGGATTAAATGCTACTTGGTTAGAAAGTTGGGTTATGCCTAATAATACAGATGGTCTTTACATATTCGGCGCACAATTAGAAGTTGGCTCTTTTCCAACAAGCTATATCAAATCTAATATCGGAAATGCTACAACTCGTTTAGCAGAAGTTGCTACTGGAGCTGGTAATTCTACAAC